TGAAATCATGTCTAACTCCTTTTTCATGGTGGTTAATAGGTTTCATATAGAATTTTGTTTTATTATATTTGTTCACACTTTCAGTCTTTCTAACTTCCTACCTTTACTGAAAGTAATTGACTTTTCAGTAACTAATACTTCTCATGTAATATCATCCAATCAATCAACATTTGTGATTTCCAAATTAAGTTTATCTCATATATTCGCCTTTAATCACACATTGGGGTCAATTTCCACATCCAAAATAACTTGTCTTATATTCATCTTCTCTAGCTTTTTCTGAGTTTTTAAAGCTAAATCTCATCAATTAAACTTATATTTTCATACTCAATAAACTATTCAATCAGTCATGTCTTGCTCTATATGAGAGGTATCTCCATCAGTTCATATTATTATATTCTCTCTTGTTGACTGTCAAACTATCTTTATTTTATTTACATTATCTCATTGATTACTAGTAAACAACACCTCTTTCATTCAACTTCATGTTGTTTTATCTTGTCATAATATTGCATCTAAACGCAAAACTCAGTTCTCTATGTCCCAATATCATCATACCTGCAAGGCAATATCATCTAATATACTTTCATACGTTATTCATTCTTTGTATTCGAGATTTATACTTTCATTCAATCAGATACTGGTATCTCGTGTGTCTGTAGGGTAGTCTAGAAAAAGTTCATTCAATATATTCACAACTGTATCTGATTTTGTTCTAGAAACCAATGTCTTTCTTTTTTGCATAATAGCTCTCTCGCTTCTACATGTGATGAATGTCTTATTCGACATAATTGATATCTCTTTTTCTGTTTGATAGACTATTCATTTAAAAATCAATTTATCTGGATATCAAACCTCAAATATTTCAACTCAATCATATTCTTGGATATTATACCCTTCAGCTCTAAAAGTTGCTGTATCAAAACTATCAAGGTCTTTTTCTATAATAACCTCTTGAATTGGATTGAAACTCAACCTTTCAGTATTGCTTCGATAGTTTGGATATATCTTTATCAACAACTCCATTTTTATATTTATAAATTAAATAGTATTCCAAGCGTCAAATCGTTTTACTGTCACAGCGGCATCTCATGCATCTGCAAATACTCATATCTGATTCATTCAAGCTCAAAGAAGAATAGCAGAACCATACTCTCTTTTATATTTTATATCAACTCATTCGTCCTCTACAGTTCGTCAGTCTTTACTATTAAGTATCAAATTTTTAGTTACTCAATTTATCTTGAATTGCTGTCAGGTTGTTAGGTTTTTTATGAGCGGATTTGTTAATTCACCAACAACCTTTATTTCACATCAAGCCTTATAGTTTCCAAGATTTTCACATGAAGTAGCTCAGGAATATCACCCCCATCAAATTGGAAATGAATTTGCAAAAGAGGTTCATCAAAAGACAGAAGATTCTCCTATGGCCGTATGCTCAGTTATTCCATATATTGCATTTCAAGGAGCAAAGAGTTCGAATGAAAAATTAATTACTGGGTTTCATATTCAATTTGTTCCTCTTGGTTTTTCTTTTACCATAGCCTTTACTTGCCTCTCTTCTCCTTCATCTGTTTGAAAGAAAAGGTCATGTAAATAAGGAGTATTCATAAATGGCTCAATATTGATTGCGTCAGTTATCAATTTCCAAGCAGCTCATCTGTCCTCTTTTTTAACCCTAGATACTATTCAAGAAAACACAAAGAGCCTTCATGACTCTAGTGTTCTACTTGATATGCTTCAATGGTCGTTTGCATAATTCTCAATATCTTGTCTTTGCTCTGTAGATATCTCCACATCTTGCAAAGCAAATCATTGAGCTATAGCAGCTCTATCTGTCATATCAAATCAATTAAACCTATAGTTCTTTCATATCATAGTAATTAATTACATATTAAATCTTTACAGACCTCCTCAACATTGCTTCTAGTGAATTTACATCTATACCAGAAGATACTTGAAACACATTACTTTGGTTTACTGTATTTAATGTTTTTTGGTCTAATATTGGAGATAGATTTGCCTGCTCTCTCAATCATGTAGCAATCTTTAAGAATTGAGTGAGATTATCTTTATCTCATCAGCTATTCCTAATAAACGAATCTAAGATATCAGAGAGCTTTCATAGTTTTTCTGTTGCCTCTTTTTGTGCTTCCTTTTCTTCATTTAATGCATCTATTATATCATTATTCAATCATTCAGTCTTTGCTGTTCATATATTTTGTTCAAACTCTCAGAAGTCAAAGTCATCTAAATTAAAGGATTCTCCAAAACTTTCTTGTCATAACCTATTTAATTTATAAAGCTCAATATAATACTTTTTCATCTCGTCTAGCTTTTCTTTGTTTGATTTTTTGAGGTCATCCAATTCTTGTTGTTTCGCTGCTAAATCTAAGGTTCTTTGCTTTATTATTCATGTAGTTTTAGTTTCTAATTCTTCATCTATTGCGTCTTGTATTTCCTTATCACTCAAAGCTCTTTCTAATTGAGCCCTTTCTTTAATCAAGGTTTCTCTATCGTCATAATATTGTTCTAGTTGAGATTTCAATTCATTTAATTTTTCTTGTTGTTCTTGCTTTTCTCTTTCGTCCAATCTAGCTCTAATACTTGCTTCTTCTTCTTTTTTAGATTTCAATATCTCTTGTTCTGCATTTAATTTATCTTCCAAATCTTGAACCTCAAGCTCGTACTGTGCTTTCGTCTCCTCTCTTTCTCTTATTATTCTTTCAACGTCTGTTTCTCATGCAAGAAGTTCTGCTCTATCTATTTGTTCATCAGATATCTCTGCTCTAGCCTTTGCTTGTTGTTCTAGAGATTTTGTTATTTCTTCTTGAATAGACAATTTCTCCTCTTCTTCTTTAGTTGAAAGAGCTGTTTTTTCATTCAATTCATCTAGTCTTTCTTGATTCTTCTCTATTTCATCTCATAAGGTCACATATGCCTCTGCTAACTCCTGTCAAGAAGTCTTCTGCACGTCTTCTATACTTTTATTTATGTCATTTATGCTATCTTGGTATCAATCAATCTTTTTTTGACTATCTTCCACCTCACTTGACACACCCTTTCGTTTTCACTCTAAATCTTCTGTGCTCTCATTCGCTTCATCTATTTTTTGCTTCATATCTTCTATTGATGCATCAGATTTATCTATTTCCTTTAAAACTTCCGTATACCTATCTTTCATATCTTCAACTGCTTCTGAGTCAATCTCAATCATCTCTTTATTTATTTCTTTGATTTCTTCTGATATATCGGCTAAGTCATCAGCTACATCTTCTATATTTCACGCAATGTCAGAAAAACTTTTTTGTCATTTTTTCTTTAACTCTTCATATTTCTTTATTACCGCCTCTGCATTTTCTATTATTGTTTTGTGTGTTTCATTTTCAAGATTTCTCTTTTCTTCTTCAAACTCCTCTTTTGCTTCGACTAATTTTTTAGACCTTTCTAGGTCATCATCATATATGTCGTTTATAGCATTTATTCTTTGTATATACTGCGTTTCCAATAAAGCAAGTTCTGCTTTAAGTATCTTATTTCTTACATCTGAAGAAGAATTTCAATCCTTAATAGCATTAGTTTCTGCCTCTTTTAATTCTGTTAGGTCTGCTTGAAGTTGTGTCTGTTTCTTTAATAACGATTGTCTTTGTTCATCAGATATGTTTCAATCTTTTAGCAGTAATCATATTTTTTCTATCTGCTCATTTATCTCATCTGCATTGTTAGAAATCTGAGCCATAACGCTATTGAAGTTTTCAAGACTCTTGTTTGCAGAATTCAATCAGTCAATATTTTTTATTGGAGTAAACTCATATTCGTCTATTTCTTTTATTAGTGCTTCAGTTTGCCTTATACTGTCGTTAGTTGCTTTTATGTCTTTTATAACATCTTGTCAAACTCCTGTGGTATAAAAAAGAGGTCAAGCATCATCCACCCTTTCTTTTAGAGAAGTTAATGTTTTTTTGTCTTCAGCTAACTGAGCCTTCAACGCTACTTTAGCAGCAAATGCTAAATCTTCATATTTTTTTGTAAGTTCCTCAATCTCTTCCTTGGATGCATCTTTATCAATATGAAACTCATTAAATGCCTTAGTTACCTCATTACTATCGTCTAATGCGTAGTTTAAAACCTGAAGTAATCATGCTTCTTGTTCTATTGTTTTTTGAGTCTGTTCTGTTCTACTATTAAGTTTCTCTTTTTCTTGAATTAATAAATTAAGACTCTCTTTAGATTTTCTTAATTGTTCATTGTATATAATAGTAGCCTTATTTTTTCACAATACTTTCTCATTTATCTTATATTGTTTCATCATCTCTTTCTCTCATTCTATTATCTTTTCTTTTTCCTCTTGTATCTTTGCTTGTAATTCTATTTCTTTTCTAGCTAGCTTTTCTTGCTCTTTTTGACTTCTTGCTAGTAATTCATTAGACTTGTTTATCTTTTCAATCTCTGTTTGTGATTCCTCTCTCAAAGCATTCAACTCTGACTCTTTTTCTATTAGTTTCTCCATTTTTTTTCTATACTCATCAATAGTGACTCATCAAGAAATATAAGAACTTATTAAGTCCTCTTGTGCATCTGAATTCTCTTTTAATTCTTTTGATATTTTTCACAAAGAATTTCTAAGTCTATCCATTTTTGTTGTTGTCACATCTGAATTTTGTCATAGCTTATACAACGAAATTCACAATGCTCACAACACTCAAACCAAAGTTAATATTGGTGCAAATCAAACCGAAAGACCAGCGACTATAACTCAAAGAGCAGCTATAGCTATTCATAATCACATGAAGGCGTTTTTAGCTCATCAAACAGCCTCTGAAAGTCTAGTAAATCATCTCAGTAGAGATATTTTTATTTTTTGCAAACTAACAAAAGCTGGCAATAAATTTTTTCCAATCACCTCTTGTTGTGCTTCATATTCATTTGTTAATATCTTCAACTTACTTTCCTCAGAACCATATCTTAATTCTGCCTCCTTTGAAAGTGCTATATTTTCTTTATATGCAGTATTTGACCTCTCAATTGCATTTGTTAATAAATCTCATGCACTAGCTAAGTTTAAAAATGCCTGCTTAGTTCTCACGTTATTTCAAAGTAATTCAGAAATTATAGAGTCAGCGTTATCTCATGCAACTGATAATCATTGAACAAAACTATTGAAAGCTCATGCTGTATCTTCTTCCCATTGTTTAGCAAAATCTTCTGCTGTAGTTCAAGCGACTTTAGCAAATGATTCCAAAGCATCTCATGATTCTTGAACCGCTCAATTTATATCAAGCAATGCTTTGTTTACGGCAGTTCATCAAAGTTCAGCTTTTATTCCAACTGAAGTTAATGCTGTAGCTATACCAGCCAAATCAGCTCCTGTCAATCATACTACATTACCAGCACCAGCAATTCTAGTCGTAAAATTCAATATTTCATTTTCTTGTGCCGCAAAATTATTACCCAAATCAACAACTGAAGAGGCTAATTTATCAATTTCATCCAATGGTTCTCATAATACATTTGCTAGTCTAGCGAATTGAGTGGCTGCATCTTCTATGCTAAGATTAGTTGTAGAACCTATCTGTGCTACAGCTCTTGTAAATTCTTTTATTTGTTCAACTGGAACTCACATCTGACCACCTAATTCTGCTATTTTAGATATCTCTTCAAAAGTAAGTGGTATTTGTGTGGTTAAATCTTTTAGTTCTCCTTTAAGTGTTTCGAATTGAGAAGCTGTTGCTTCTGTTGTTTTTCTTACTCAAATGAAAGCAGATTCGAACCTCTTTGCTATACTAATACTATTTCTCATTAAATCCACAGTTCATCTTATTCCACGAGCAAGTGCTCATCAAACAGATAATGCACCAAAAGTAGAAAATAATCAAGCTCTAAGTGAATCATTTATAGTATTAAAATGCTTTCATAGCCTGGATGTTGTAGCCTTACCTACATTTTCCATGTTCCTCATCTGACGATTGACATCAGTTAGCTGTCTTTTTAGTTGGTCTGTTTTTAAATTTAATTCTATGTTTGCTCTCTTTGATAAGTTTCTTTTTCTATTTTCTAACTCCTTGAGCTTTCTTTTTAATTCCTCAGACCTCAAATTAATTTGTATAAGGGTGTCTTTGTCGGTTACTCTTTTCTTCGACGCTGATATTTCATTTAGCTCTTTAAGTACCTTGGCTTTCTGTACATCTATATCTATTTCAGTTCTTTTGAACGCTGTATTTAGTTGTTGCTTAATTGTATTTATCTCATTTGTGATTTTATTTTTATTTATTCATAGTTGAATAAATTGCTCAACTTCTAATTTACTCAATTGTTTTCATGTATCTTTTGCAGTTAATCAGACTTTTCTTATACTATCTGCTCGTCTTTTTATCTGTTCAGTATTTTTTTCTGGAGAAAGAGCAAATGCAGTTTCCATTTCTTTAGCATCTGCAACGACTGCATTCTTTAGTTCTTCTATTTGTAGTTCACTAGCATCGGCCAAAGACACAAAAGAGTTTTTCATCTTTCAGGTAGATTTATCTATTGCTTTTTCAGCACCTTTTATTTTTTTTGTGTTAACTTTAGGAGCTACATTCAAATTGCCTTCCATTTTTTTTCAGGAAGTTTTCGTCATCTGCTCAGCCCTCTTCAATCATGAAGACAACTTTTCCAAATTTATATCTGCATCAACTTGTAGTTTTTCCATGCTAACTAATTAAATCTAAAAGCTCATCATCTGAATATTTATCATTAAACACTCTTTTTCTGTTAAGTTCCCTACCTTCTTCTGTTGTTTCGTTTGCATTAAACACAATTCAATCTATGAAATAGTTCATTTGTTCTATAGTATATCTGTTTTGAAAGGTCTCTGGGTCAATGTTTATTTTCTCGCATATTGTCAACAGAACAGAACTATAAGGTCTTTCTACATCATCTTCTTTCTTTTTTTCTTTCTTTTTCTGATTTTTATCAAAAACTCATCTAAATCTGGTATCTAATATATTATCAAACATTTTCTGTGCAATGTCCTTATCTAATTTAAGAAGTCACATTGCTAATGGGTTCTTTCATATATTTGAATATTTCTTTAAGAAGTTTGTCATCCACTCCGATTGTCATCATTTTTCAATATCACGTAAGAAGTCCATTGTTTCTTGTATTGTTGCTTGTTCATAGCTTAAAGTTATAGTTATTTTACTTCATTTTTCTTTTTTTGCAATATTTAAATTAAATTTTAGTTCAAATTCTTCTTTTTTAGGGTAGTTGTATCGCATTTGTATATATAATATTTTTAAAAAAAAGGGGAGGGGATTCTTTCCCCTATCCCCTTTTCTAATAATTATGTAATACTACTATGCCTGCTTTTTGAAGTATTTATTTCCTCCTTTAGCACCAGCTAGAGTGATTGAAGACAATGGAACTTCACCAGTTGAGATGAAGCTAGTGTCTAGAGAACCACTAAGTGATACTTTAGTTAGATAATAGTTATGAACTCTACCATCTTCATCAGGGCAAGTTTCTATTTTAACAATCATGTACGGTTGTACAATATCACCAAATTCGAATCCACCATAAGAAGCAGCTATTGGAGTGTAGTCATATGTAACAACTATTTCATCTGTTAAAGTAACTGTATCATACAATACAATACCTCGTTCTCCATAAGAGTTTTGTACAATTCTATAGCCTGTTTCATCAGTGATTCCAGCCCCTCCAGCAGTTACTGCATATACAGCAGGTTTTATAATGTTTCCATTAACATCGTGATGCTGATATGGAAGTCTATAGAATTTGTCATGAGTCCATGAGCTTGCAGTAAGGGTATAAGTTTCACCAGTTTGTGGTGTTCATGGTTTAGCAGAGAAACCAAATCCTAGAAGGATTTCAATTACATTCAAATCAAGAGTTGTCAACCAATCTCCTGAAAAAGAAGTAACTATAGATGCTTTCTTTTGCCATTCTTGGATATCACAATCATCTACTTCATCAACTACTTCATCTTCAAATGCATCTGAGATTACTACGTTTTTGAATCCAGCCATTCTTTCGAATGTGTAGTTAGATTCTAGATATGCGATAACAGCATCTGTGTTGTCATTGTCATCTGCCAATGCTCTAGCAGGGATATTCAATGCTTTTGTACTTTCTGGGTCAAACGGAGCTACATAAACTTTAGCAGCTTTGTAAGACACATTTTGTTTACTAAATGTTGCCATAGTGCAATAATTTATAGATTAAAAATGGATAATTCCAGTTCTTTTAGCCTTAGATTTATTAATGACGTTCTTGGCTAATTTCACTTCGTCATTTTTCTTTTTGTTTTCTTTGACCTTCTTCTTGTCTTTCTTTTTGTCATCAAGATTACTCTTTTCTTCTTTACCTTTAGAGGAATTTAGCACATTAGCTTTTTTACCTTCTTTGCAAGGTATACACTCCTCTGTCTTATTTTTTTTTACTTCATCAGTCATTTAATTCTGAATTAGATATGTAAAAGTGTATGTTTTTCTAATAACTAGATTTCACTTTTGGTCTCTCATTGCATTTCCCATACTTCCTTGTCTTATATTTTTAACAGTTGTGTTTCACCACTTTTTTACAGGTAAGCAACCATCTAAATTTGGAAGTATTTCGTTATCAACTACAAGAAACATATCTTCTAATTCTTTTGTAGTCGCATCTGGTCAACCAACAATACTCAATTCTACGTTTGCATTCTTTTCTAAATTATTTCTCTCTCAATATTCATATTTAGTTAGATATGCGTATTTGAAGTCTATACTCTGTAATTTTGGTTCTACAAATAGTCATCATGGGAATAAAGACATTATAGATGGGATGTTATTTAGAACATCAGCCACGTCTGTCAATAGTAGGTTAGTTAATGCCATTTCACATTAGTAAATTGATTAAAATATCCTTGGATGCTGCAAATCAATCTCTAAACATATGAGCACCATCTCCTACCTTTATAATATCCCTTTTACTTTTGTTTTTGATAGATTTAGATACTCATTCTGGATACTTATGATATTTATAAGTCTCTCATTTTCATCTTTCTACATCCATCTCATATTCACCTAAATCATTATATACACTTCATGATAATATGAAACCACTAAGTGAAGGCTTTTTTATCTTATTATGAGATATTAAATCTCAAGTAAGCTCAGGAGTCCTTTGGTCTATATACTTCTTAACCTCATCAAGTCACTCATCAAGTTTAGCACTAAACGAATTTACATATTTTTGATAAATTCTTTTAGCATCTAAAGTTGATTTCATTTTTGATTAAGTCTGATGTAAATACACTCCAAAGTTCAATCTGGGAGATAATAATAATCCAACTGGTCTATTACATAAGTATCTCACTCATCAGCTTTTATATAATAACCCTCTCTTATTGGTTTTGTTTCATCATACACACTTCATGGTATAACTAAGTCCTTACGCACTAAGTCTTGCTCTCTTGCTCATAAATCTGGTTGCCAATTCACTACATTTCCTCTAGTTGCAATATAGTAATCACAAGGTATCTGGGAATATATTATTGTTTCTTCATAGACTTCTGTATAGTCTTTAACTACTTTAGAGACCTCATATACATCGCAAGTCTTATCATAAAATATGTCATCTACCCCCATTTGTGATTTTATACAACTAAAATCTTATATTTACTTAATATTTGATTTGCCTTGGTAAGATAAGAACTATTTCATGAAGTATCATACTCCACAGACCTAGGTCACATCTTATATTTAGATATAGGCATACCGACATTATCTGCAAGAGCTTCTGCGGTATATAAGGCATGTGCCATTTTTATATCTTCAGGTATTTCATTATATCAAGAGACGTACTTTATAGTAAAGTAATCACTCTTTTTTCAGAAAGAGATATAAGAATAAAGCTCTTCAAACTCAACTGCCCTATTTTGTGGAGGCATAATTTTGTATGAATGAGTATATTCTTTTCAATCTACTGATATAATACTTCTTACTTGAATGTTCTTTAAGAATATTTCCCTTTCAGCTGCCTTACAAACAGATATATTTTCAGTCTTTATTCAATAAGAAATATCACCAACTACACTTGTGATACTATTCTCGGTATATTTCAACATAGACTCAATTTGAGGGTCTGTGTATTTTGAACCAACAAAATTTCTCACATCTTCTATTGTTGCATACATTTCCTATCAATAAATTTCTAAAATCTATTTGTCTTCACCTTTGTTTTCCTCATCAGTTTTTAGTTCTGAATGTTTTTCTTGTATATATTCTTTACCTTCTTCTTTAAGTTCTTCTTTCAAAAGAGAAACAGCTTCATCTAAACTTTTCATAAAGTTGTTAAGTTGTTCTGGAGTTCTATTGTCTACCATAGCCTTAAATACTTCCATAGCTTTTTTATCCTCTCTCTTTGCTATGTTATTTTTAATTGCTTCATCACTCCAGTTTTTCATAACATTTATACCTAGCTCTTTCGCTTTTGCTTCAAGTTGAAGTCTTTCTTCATCTTTATCTTCAGAACCTTCAGGATTTTTAGTAGTAGCAGTAACTTCTGAGAAAACTTTGTTCAATGCCTCTCTTGCAGCCTTTGCTATGTCTTTATCATCGTCTTTTGATAGCTCCTCTAATCTTAGTTTAAGTTCTGCTGATTTTTCATCAAGAATACTTTTTCTAAGATTAGCAAATTTTTCAAATTTTTCTTCAGCAGCTTCTTTTTGTTCATTAAGAGAATCAAGAAAGTTTTCAAGACTTTGTTTTTCTTTCAAAACAAGTGAATCTTCAGAACATCTTAGTGCTTCAAATTCATGAACTATCTCATCAACTTCTTCTCCCAAAAGAACAAATCTGTTGCTTTTCATATATTTTATATCAAGTTCAGTTTCTATAGTTTCACCATTTTTAATTTTAAAAGATGGTCACCCTTTAGATTTCTGAACCATTGTATGTTCTGGTCAAACATATCTGAATTTGTTCATAATACAATGAGTTTATTAAATAAATATTTAAAGGGAGCGAGCTTTTACGCTAGCCCCCTATTGAATATACTATAAAGTTACATTAATTCCACCTACAATTCGAGGGTCATTTGTTCCTGCTTTCTTATTAACGATAGCAAAACCAAAATCAATAGCAGCTACAACAGAGATACCTTGTCCAACGATTTTGTATACTTCCATATCCAAAATTGAACCATATCCGTATTGAACAGCTTGCTTTTTCATATAAATGAATCCTCCTTTAGTGTTATTTGACCCAGTAGCAGAAACTTTACCATCTGCCTCTGTTTTAGGGTAAGACCTAGGAACGAAAAGGTCGTTTCCAGAGATGTTTGTGATTGCTCCTTTAACAACAGTAGATTCTTTTCCGTTTTTAGAAGCATCAGCAAACTCAGTCAATGTGATAGCTTTGTTGTATGTTGCACCGTTCATAAGAAGCAATACATCATCCAAATCAAAAGACCAATCACCAAGAAGAGACCTAGTTTGAATAAGATTCTCCCAAGATAGAGCTCCAATGTCTTTATAATCAACATCAACAGTTCCATTTAGCATTGTCTTTCTCAAAGAGTCTGCGTAAATCATTCTGTGGTCATCATCACCGTCAGGGAATGTCACAGAAGGTTGAGCGTCATCACAATTGATGTTACCAGTAACAGTATCAACATCATCAGCATTAAGAACAGCTGATTCAGTTGTTTTAGCTATAGATTTAGCGATTTTTGTCTTTGTAAGACTTTCCAAGTCTGCAATAGAGTACAATAACTCTTGTCTAGAGAAATCAATTCTCATGTATAGAGTTTTTTGATTGATTGTTACTTTAGCAGTAGGAAGTTTTCTGTTTGCTTGAGTATGACTCAAAGCATTAGAAGTTCTTTCTGAAAGACCAACAGCGTAATCTACTTCTCCGATAATAGGTACACTTTCTGATTTACCCATATTAGCACCATGATATCATGGTAAAGTAGACAAGAATTGAGTATATTCAGGAACGATATCCAATACTTGTGCAGTTAGTAAATCTTCAGGAATTAGTTCTTTACCGAATCCTGTGTTAGTAGTATGCACTACTTCATTTGCGTTTTCTTGTTTTTTTGCAAGCTCGTCTTTATACTCATTGACTTGAGCTTCGATTTTGTTAGCGTCAACTCCTCCTATTTCTTTGAGTTGTTTCATTTGCTCTAAGATTTTATCCATAGTTACAATAAATTAAATAGTTAAAATAATGGACTAACCTTTCTTAATCTCTTTCAAGAGACTAGAAAGTCTGTTTTCTTTTTTTGGTGTATCTTCATCTTGTTTAAAAGCGTCAACACCTTCAACTAAAACATTCTTCATGCTTTTGGTAATACTAATTGTATTTTCCAAAGCAACTCATACCGCATCCTCCAATACTTTGAATTTATCGGCATTTTCTTTTTGAACTTTTTGAAGTTCATTTTTTAGAGATTCAATTTCGTTCTTTTGAAACTCAATCAAATTCTCTTGTGTCTTTATAGAGTTTTCCTCTTTTTTGTCATTTTCAGACGCTGGAGCTTCAACCTTTGCTTCACCTTTATCTGAATCACCATTTTCAGGTTCTTCATCTCCGTTTTCAGGAGATTCAGGCTCTTTTTTGGCTTCTGCATCCATATTTGAGTCGCCATTTTCAGGCTCATCTTCTTTTTTATCTCCGCTTGGAGATTCTTCTTTAACTTCTTCTTTAACTTCTTCTTTAACTTCTTCTTTATTTTCTTCTTTATTTTCTTCTTTATCCTCTTCTTTAACTTCTTCTTTATCCTCTTCTTTAACTTCTTCTTTAACTTCTTCTTTAACTTCTTCTTTGTTCTCTTCTTTAACTTCTTCTTTAACTTCTTCTTTGTTCTCTTCTTTAACCTCTTCTTTGTTCTCTTCTTTATCCTCTTCTTTAGCTTCTTCTACTTCTAGTTCGTTTATTTTAGCCTTTAAGCTATTTGACAATGGCTGATTGAGTAGGTTCTCTTTTTCAGCTTTAGTAATTTTCATGTTTGATGTATATTTATTAGTAAAATAATTTCATACACTATTATGAGAAACGATAGCCTCTTCATTACTACCAATAGTAACTAAGCTATTTTCAATCATCTCTGCTTTAGTCACAACCATTGTATGTGACTCACTAACCCCAAAGATAACACTCCACAAGTCGATATCTTTATCTCTTGCTTCTTCCCATGTATATCTTTCTCAAGTTTTGTTGTCTTCTATCATATCTTCATGAGTGATATGAGACGTACTAACAGCAGTTATATATCAATTTTCTACTTGATATTTAGTTCTCTCATCGAGGGTGTTCATATCAACATAAAAGATATTATTAAGATTTCCTTTCTCGTCAAGGAAAAGTCTTAACGAATGACCAATTCCACCATATTCATGGTTATGTTGCAAAAGCATGATTGGATTTCCTTTATAAGAGTCAAACATCCAACCAGATTGGTCAATTTTGTATCAATTTCTGTTTTTCTTACCAACACCATAATTTTGTGATGCTATACCTTGGAACACAACTATATTATCTCATTTTGGTAGTTTTGCCATAATTTTACTCTTAGCATTCTCCTCAAGACTTTCCTCAAAGTCATTTTTATTAATCCTTTCAGCATTAAAATTAACAAAAAAACCTTTTTCATTAATATAGTTTTTAAATTCCTTTTTAGACATTTCTGTGTAATCCATGTCAACGAAAAATAAAATAAAACAAATTACAATATGTATAATGTAAAAGCCGAAATAATCAAACTTTTTTTATTAGACATTATTCTTCATCGGTACTAACTGTATTTTCAGAGCTTTCTTTTTCTATTTCTTTCTCTGTTTTTTTTATATCAACTTTCATTTTCTTAAATAAATTCTCAATAGAATTTCGTTGAGAGTTTATTACATATGTATCCATATACTCAGGAAGTCATTCAGTAGTGTATCATAGTTCAGATATTGCTTGCTTCAAGGTACAAGCTCCTTTCTCTAATTTCTTCAAGATAAGTTCTTGCTTTAGTTGAACATCTACGAACTGGTCGTTAATTAATTCAACCTTACTGAAAGGGAATTTTTCGTATGCTATTTTTGCGGCCATGTACATGAAGTCTTCAAGTATATCTGCAAAACTAATCATCGACTTGTCTGATTGGCTAGCCATTAATTGATATTCAGCATGAGAACCATTCGCATCATCTTTATATCCAACAAATCTAGGGTCAAATCAGAATACTATACCAGTCTTTTTTATAGCAAACTTCTCTAAATCTAGCAATTCTAAGTCTTTATTAGATATATCAATAGTTTTAACCTCTTTTATACCTCAAGACGCCATAACACCATGTGATTTTTCAGTACCTTTATACTTATTTTCAAATTGCTTTATCGCTTTTTCTATCTCCTCTGGATTTTCTATCTCATCATCTAAAGTAAGGATAACTGATGGCATAGCATTGTTTTTAAAGAAATAGAAATTTCTTTTACTTGCCTCCCTGTCAGACATCGCATCATATACAATTCCTTCATATGGAGACATACCATATCAGTTTCTATTTGGGTCATAATGAGTTATCTGTCTTATAACTCTACTCTTATCAATTTCTTTATTATTGTACTTTATTTTCTTTACATTTCCAAGAGAATCAAATTCTTGAGTTATTCATCTAGAATCTAATATTTGTATTCTTGGTTCTCATAACATATTTCTTGCTACATATCAAAAAACCATTCCAGAACAGAAATGATTGGTATAATATTTATCTTTAAATGCTCTATAAGAACCAACAACTGGGTCATTAAACATCTCTTGAAAAATGTTGCTTCGTTTTTTTGAATCAACGAGCTTCTTTCCTTCATAAAAATTTGTTCATTTTTTTCCTACCATTTTAACTATAAGGTTTTTGCTTTGCTGAGCTGTCACATTCATCCTTTGAACTTCAAACATAGTTTTGTAATCCATAGATATAGGTCAACAATCAGAAAAACTATCTCAAACATACGTATATCAACGTCTGCTCATTTCTCACATAATGTCATTTTTCTTCATTCATTTCCCAAATACATTATTTATGGCGTTTTTTATATAATCCTTTACCATTAAGATATGATAAAAATATAAATTTCTAATAATTTAATCGAAAACTTCATTTTTGCAAATGTATTTTACTCAGGAGAATAAACATATACCTTTTTACTCCTCTTTACAAACCAGAACATCCTGAACATAAAATTATCTCAGAAGTCGGGAGAACGTCATATTTTTTTCTTGATAGCTTCCTTTCCTATCACTCTTTTTGGTCAGTCCTTATCAATATCTATCTCCACCATTACATCTAGCTCATCTATAATTCTTTGCTTTATTTTTTCTTCAGAAAGGTCTACAACCTTACCTGTTTTACCAGATACTCTATCTCAAATAACATATATATTACTTAAATCTATAGCAATGTCTTTGATATTATCTTGCAATTCAAACCAACACTGGTCTCTTAATCTATAATAATTTAGCTTCTTTAAAGGGTCTTTCTTTGATGATTTTGGTTGGATTGCAGAAGAATTAGATATAAATCATCTACATCCCAATGCATCTACTAGTCATCATCAGACTCATTCTTCATCTACCATAACATCTAGATTGTTTGTTTTATATTTTTGAGCCAATATTTTTATTCTGTCCTCTAATTCTCCTATATCAGAGTAAGTATATATCCAAATTTCAACAATACTTAACTTATTCCACACAAAAATGATTGCAAGGTCTCTTCCGTGTCTCGCTACATCACAAGTAATTTTATATTCATATCAAGTGTCCTGACATTTACCGAGTTGAGAAAATAACTTCCTATATTCTGGGTCACTTTTATATTTTTTGGCCAATTTTTGGTCTTCGGTTTCTCTATTGAACATCTCAACTATATCATCATGCTCAAGTAGTTTTCAAGGGCTATCATCATAATCGAAATTACCATGCAAGAGTCTCTGTCTCTTTACTTTATCTTTCATCCTTCTAAGGTTTGTAATGTATGCTTTAGGAATAAATGGATTATCAGTAACTAAGGCTGGTATAAATTTAGTATCTCATCCTTGCTCCTCTTCATCTCTCCAAGGAACATAAAACTTCTCTCTTGTTCGTGACATATCAGGATTAAATGTACAAAGTGTCTTTGGAGTTATTCAATAATGCTCAGCTCAACAAATACCACACTCATATAAATTCTTCTCCACTCGCTCATCATCTTTATTCGCAGGGTTTGGGTTTTTAATCCTTTCTTCTTCAATAAAATCTTCATCATGCACTCTGGATGCACAATGAGGACAAAAGTCCTCAAGACTAGCTCTTATTCTGGAAACTAATATCTCATATCCACTATGAGGGACTTCATTTGCTTCATCGAAAAAACCACCAGTGTATTCGACCGAACCGAATCTGAGATATTCTGGGTCTCATGGTTGATGGTCAAGACCAACAAGATATATAACACTTTCATTCCAAAGCGTTATCTTACCTTCTATCTCTCTGTATTCGTACCGCATTCATTGGTAGTCCACTCAAGCCTTTCTTTTATCTTTAATGCCATCCTCCTTGAACACCTTAAACATCGTTACAAGAGTAGATTGTTTTAATCTTTTCAACTCTGCACGACATATAAACCAAGGCGTTCAAGGGAATTTGGATGCCATCATTAGTATCCATCTACATCATAGGTAACTTTTTCCTCATCAAGCTGCTCCTCAATACCCCAATGCAGTTGTAGTTGTATCATAAACAGGATATCATTTATCATTATATAATGGCTTCCATCAATCATTAGTCTCTTCTTGTATCGGTATCGCACCAAGATACATAAGAGCCTTAAACTGTTTGTTTGATGGTTTAAATTCAGCCATTATATAAAATATTAAATAAAATTATTTATCCTCTCCTTTCTTTTTACTCTCCTTTTTAGTTTCTCTAGAAATGCTGTGCTTACCAACAGGGTCTTTTTCTTCAAATAACTTGATACCCCCAAGCACTTCATATACATCTAGTGGTTGCGGCAATTCTATTTGTGTAGAATCTGAGTTCTCTGCTTTCTTTAAACCTTCCCAATTCTCTTTCATTTTATCCAAATCTACTTCGAAATTAGGATAGTCAGAAGGTATCTTTATCTTATCTTCAATATCTTCAAGTATAATATCTTTATCCAATGGCTCAAATACTTCATCAAACTCTATCCCCTCCTTTTTAGCGTCATTCATGATAGAACAATCATCATTGTAATCATCTACTAAATCAAAGATTGTTTGAACAGCCTTAGGAAACCCATTCAACATCTTATCTATATTAGATTTGAATGTTCTAGAGATAACCAACGCATCTACTTGGTCTTTTGGATTGTAACTCTCTGTTGGATTCTCAATAAACCTGTTGTGAGCCAACACAAATACACAAATGCTCTTTACCGCATCACTAATACTGTTGATGTCCTTTTTATACAATAAATCCTTAGCTTCATCACAATTTTTCTTAACCTCAGTAACATCAACTTCTTGACTAAACTCTTTTACCTCAGTAAAAGAAAACTTACCATTTTCTCAGGCCTTGTAAGTTCTAGAAATAATTTTGTTCGGCATAATAATATATAAGAATATAAAAAACTACTCTATTATCTCCTCCTCCTCAATACATTGAGCAATAAAAGACCAATACTCATACAACGAAATATCCTTCGTGCACCTCTCCTTTCAACTTTTCTCCATAAATTTCAATACACTCTCCTGTATTTTCTTACATATGAATAAATGACTATATTTCTTCTCAGTCTTCTTTTTTAAGTTCCTATTTCTAACCTGTAGCCTGCATACCTTTTTCTCTAATAAAGAAATTGTGGATTTATCACACATTTAAAATTTTTATAGAGTAAAGCAGATTACTACATACCATTATCATTGGTTTATTATTTCTCCTTTCAATTGCAAGTCTTTTTTTGTGTCATATATATCTATACAAACACCACCCTTTTTTTAGTAATATTTGTAACGATGAGAACTGTGTTCTTTTTGTTAAAATGTCAATGATGATTGATTTTTTTATCCGTTTTTTATCGAGTAGGAATGATTTTTGTAACATATAGTTTTCCAAGCTGTTACCTATCTGGCCATTCTATTTCCTTGACAAAAGATATATTCCATACTATTTTATTTGAAATGTCAATGTCTGTAAATTGTGTCCCAAAATTTTTTTTGAGATGCTATATTTTTATCATTTCAATCCTATATATAACAACCCCCTATGGGTGTTTTGCCTGTTTTGGACTGAATAATTGACTTATTATTAGTTTTATATATAGCTAGAAGTTGGTTTGGGTTGGAGTGAATATCAGCATGTATATGTGGCATATGGGGGCGTGTTTTCTGAACTTTTTCAGCCCTATGCAATCAAAGCCCTATATCTTACAGTATCCCTCTACTATATTATTGCTTCAATATTCAATATCCTTTTATGTCTTTATATTGTGCTTTTTAAGTATGTTTTGGACTGTTTCTATTTATTTTGGATTATTTTTTGATACTTCCAAGATACTATTTTTTTTATTTATTCGGATTTTTTGACTGTTTTGTATTGTGCTTTTTTGTTTTGTGCTATTTTCAAATTGTAGTTTTGAACTGACAAAACTAAAAGCACTTTGCACAATAAGTCTTGTGCAAAGTAACATAAACGCAGTACACAACTATTTTTTTTATATATGCGTACAACTATATAGCAGCCAAAATCAACATTGGGATTTAATGATTTTGTTATATAGTATATAATTATAATAGCATAGTATATTGGTTGGTTGGGTTGGTGGATTGTTTAAGCGTTTTTTTGTGTTTAGCTTTTGCAGTCAAACAAAAACAAGTCTTTGTATATCATATTGTTTTACTGTTTAGTTTATTGTTTTATTGTTATGTATTTGTTTTGTTTTGTTGGTTTGGTTGGCGTTTTGTTTAAGCGTTTTTTGTGCTTTTGCTTTGTGATGCATTACAATATTTTATCCTGTTTTTTTGTTTTTCTTTTTTATACTTTTATATAATAGAATTCTATGTCATTATGAATACTTTTTTGATATTGTCAAGTCCTTGTTTTTTGTGTTTATTTGTGATTTCTTATTTGTTACTTGTTAACTGATGTTTGATTGCTTTATATTGTTTTGTATTTATATATATATGTTTGTATTTATTTGTATTTTTTCTTGTATTTTTGTATATTTTGTATATTATAGATACAACACAAAAGAAAAGGCAAACATAAACAAAAAAGCAAAATATAAAAAAATAAGATAAACAATCAAAAATCTTTTAAATTCTAAAAATATTATAAAAATGACTAGTAAACAAATCAAACGATTAGTATCAAGTACACTTGAGGCAATGCAAGATGAGACAAAACGAGTAAAAACTCGACAATCTACAACGCCAATCAATCACTTATCAAAAAAGCCTTACAATTGATACAATCAAATATTTCTTATGGTTGCAAATGCAAATAATGAGTATGAAACAAATGAACGATTGACAGCAAAACAAAGCCAAAAGCTTTGATACAAATTCAAAAAAGGGATTAAATGGTATCCTATTTGTTTTTTTTCTAAAATAGAAAAAGAACTTGAAAATTGAGATACAAAAGAAAGTTGGATATTCAATATATACAAAGTTGCAAATATAGATTGTTTTGAATGAGTAGAAAAAGAAGACAAAAAAGACGTTGAAAATGCACAAATAGAAGACAAAACAAGTAAAAAACTAGAAATATTGGAAAACTATATAGATAAAGAAAACATACAATTAAAGCAATGAGAACCTGCATACAGCCCAAAACTAGACACTATCTATATCCCAAAGTCAAAATATTTTATATCAAAAGAAGAGTATTTACACGCTTTAAGTCACGAGGCAATGCATAGTACTTGAAATAGTAAAAGACTAGATAGAAAACTTGATACAAACTTTTGAGGCTTTGCATATTCAAAAGAAGAGCTTGTTGCAGAATTTTGAGCTTGCTTATTTACTTGAAACGCTAGCAAAAACAACTTTGCATATGTATCGAGTCGAGCTAAAGACATAAAAGAAAACAACAAAGAAAAAGAGCTTTTCCAAGCTATTAAAAAGTCTACAAAGGCGGTTGAATATATAGAAAAAATACAATAACAAAACAATATTTTATTTGTTTATATAATAGAAGAATGGAGAAAACAATGTTTTTTATTTGTGTATTGATTATAGCTATTATTTTAACACTAGTTATATATTGAATAAGAAAATAGATTTATAAAAAAAACAAAAAAAGACTTGAAAAATAATAAAAAATCATTATACTTAGAATACAAAAATCAAGGGATACAAATACATAGATAACAATCAAAGTATTGAAACAAGTGTGATTGTATCCCTATCAGAATAGTCTGACTTTCCTGCTTATTATGAGACTTTAAAAAAGAAATAAGCACGTATTGCAACATTGCAATGATAGTACGATAACTTGTATTTTATTTCTTTAAAAATCAAAAAAAATGTGATATGATATACCTATCCAAGACATAGTGGATATGATTGATAGTTGACTACTTTAGATTTATATTGTTATAGTTTTATAGTATGAATACAATAACGTTTGTTTTCTTATGGAGTTTTTTAGTAGGAATACTATTTGTTTGAGCGTTTTTTCTGATACACTTATAGAAAATATACAAAAAAATCTTTTTATTTTTCTTAAAAATTAAAAAAATGAATAAAAAAATATTTATGAATAAAGAAACTTGAGAACTAAAAACACAAATTAGTATATATCAAATATCAAAATATAGAGAAGCAACAGCTTTTGAGATTATGGATAGAACAAACAAAACAAAAGACGACTATATTGAAAATATAAGAAAAGAAAACTTGAGAGAGAGAATGAGACTAAACAAAGTTTGACCATTTATGAATGATTGACTATAAAAAAATCTTTTTATTTTTCTTAAAAATTAAAAAAAAAATGAGTATTGAAATTACCTATAGAAAAGCCGTAGTATGATTACCAAATTGATGAGTTTTACCAATAATTGAAAGTTGAAGCAATAATTGCTTTGATTTTGATTGAAGGAGAGAGAGAAGTCGAGGGATACCAAAAAAAGCAATATGAAATAAAAAAAATGCTTTTGATTTTGTGAAAAATATTTTACAAAATTATATAGATGATAATGATGATTGATATGATGAAACAAATCGACAAGATATGAATATGCAATATTGGTGAGGTTGGAGATTTCCTTGAAGAGGAGATGCAAAATCAGCTATTTCATACCTTACAAATATCAATATTGATGATGATATAACAAAAGAAATAAAAATTTTTTGAAAAAATATTAATGATATTGATTGGGAAAAAATAGAGAAAAAGGGTTGGATAAATAGCAATGACATAAGTTGAGTGGAAAATGCTTTGATGTTACAAAAACAAAGAAGAGAAAACAAAAGAAGAGAAAACCCAAAAGAAAAAAAAGAAAAAAAATTCTATATATGTTTTGATAGTTATGTATACAAGGAACTATATCCAGTAAGAAAAACAAGAAGTTGACTAAAATATACACAATATAGATATTGAAAGCTATTTTTTACTGAATGAGAAGCAAAAAGGCGAGCCAAAAAATACCTTGAAAATATGAGTAGAATAGAAAATGTTAAAATAAAAAAAATAGAAAACTAAAAAAATTTTTATTATTTATTTTGTAGCTATGAAAAAAATAGAATTAGCAAACCTAAAGAATGAAGAGAAATTTTTAAGAAAAACAATTGATTTATGGAGTAGTGATTTGTCTTTAATAAGTTTATTAAAAAAAACCGAAAAAGATTTTATGGAAATATACTATAAAAATAGAATAATTGACAATGATTTACTATGGAAATATTATAGAAATGGGATATCTAAAAAAAACCCAAGGCATTTTTCAAGTCCATCTATGCAGTGAGAAAAGTCCGTTTTGTCAGTATACTCTTATTGTGAGATACAATTGAACTTGAACCTAAAAATGCAAAACCATATGCATATGCAAATGGATAAATAAGCCTTTTTTATACTTAAAAAATTAAAAAAAATGAATGAAACAATAGAGCTTAGAAAAAAAATGATTGAACGAGTAAAAGAAAATGAAAAAGAAGCAATAGAAAACAATTATAAAGATGAGGTTGCAAATAGTATGTATGCTTTTTGTAGCGAGTTTAGTTTTGAAGTAGACTATACCTATTGCGAGAATGCATCAGATAATTGGATAGAAGCAAGCGTATATGTCAAAAATCTATTATGAGATGAATGAGATGAATGATATAATGTTATAATTGATGTTGAAGCAAAATCACGATTTGAAACAGTAGAAGAGTTTGTTGATTATATGATAGAAGTAGAAAAAAAATCAAAAAAAATTCTAAACCATTTTAATTTATAAAATTATAATTATGTATTTAATATCACAAACTTTCAAGAAACGTAAGCCAGTAGGCGTATATTATTGTAACGTTTTCCGATGTGAGAACAAAACACTAGAAGACATTACAGAGATTATAGCCAATGAGTTTTGATTTGCACTAAAAAATAATAGTATAGAAATATGGCATTGAAGCGGTACTTGATTTAATAGAATAAAAGAAAAATTAAAAGAAAGAAACGATGTAGAGGTGTATGATGTATCTGTTTTTAATTCATAAACTTATTAAGAAATGCCAAAAAAACTATACCTTATAAGGATAGGAGAATATTATCAAGTATTCGATGATGAGGAAAAATATAACAAAAGACTTGATGATATAGAAAAACAATCAAAAAAAGTAGAAATAAAATATACAATAGCAACACTCGAAAAGACTTGAGATTGCTGGGAAAGTCCATTACCTTTTTAATTCTTTATTTTACTAGAATGAAAAAAAAATATGATTTAAAAGAAGACCATAAAAATATAAAAAAACAAATTAAAGAACGGGAAAATAAACTAGATAAGATTATGAGAAATGATGATTGCAATAGATTTATATCAGAAGAACTTGAAGCAATAGCCGAAGAGATGTATGCAATAAATATTTAATACTTTAAAATATTTAAAAATAAAAATAAAAAAAATTTTAATTTATAAAATTTATGTAATATGTATTCAATAATTATAGAAAGAAGCAAAGACCAAATGCAGGTTGTAGCTATATTCACAAAAGAAATTTTTGATAAAGAAGAAATGGTTTGGGATTATGCAAATAAATTATATGAGAAAAAAAATGTCAAAGATTATGATGTACTATTTTTTGAATGACTTTGAAAACTTAATGAATTTTTACTTGATAATATAAAGATATAAATATGGCAATAAGCGTAACTTATCCCACTACTGGAAAATGAGTAGTAACTTTTATCACAACAAACGACAAAAAAGAAAGTGAGATGATAAAAACAAGATTGAGAACTATGTGACATAAAGAATGAAGCAAGCAATATGATAAATGAAAATATAGCAACATTGAATGAAAAAAAACTTATCGACATTCTATAAAATGAGAAATGATAGATAAACTTTCTTTTGAATTTTAACAGTACAAAAAAATTAACTTTTTAATCTTTTACCAAAAAAAACTATGTGATACACACACTATTTCAATAAAAAAATATCAAAAAATAAAAAAACAAAAGAAATCTTTAGAGGTATTTTATGATTACTAAAAACAAAAGAAAATAAAACACTACTTGAATTATGGGAAGAAAAAAAACATCTATTGAATGAAGATTATGATAAATTTTATGAATGAGAGATAGGTGCATATTTTCACGAAACTTCCTGGGATAATGACTTATTACCTGTTATATCTGATATGTGATTTATGAAAACAGCAAGAAAACTATATGACATCGCTTTAGTTGTGGCTTTATCTCATTATAAATCAAGGTATTACGGAGATATGTGATGAGATTGGGGAGAAGACAATATATCATATATGGCAATAGCATTGAGAAATAAAGACAAGTCAGAGTTTGAGGCATTTCTTTTGAAGTATATGATAGAAGAAGATATTGATAAATATCAACCTAGAACAGAAATAACAAATAGTATTTGAGATTATTTGTTTAAAAAAATATAAAATAAAAAAATATAAAGAGTTTTTTATTACTTAAAACACAGTAACCAATGGAGGAAAAAATACAGAGAATTTTAAGAGAAGTAACAAGCCACGTAAATGCTAGCTCAAATAAAAAAATAGTCAGAAAATGATTTATCGAATGAAGTAGATACTCTTTTGACAATCTATTTCATAAAGATAAAAAATGGCATCAATTTGATAGTAATCAAGATGCACCATATTTTTGAGAATGGATAAATATAGAAAAGATGCAAATATTTTCTTATGTTGAATGAGATTTGATTTTTGTAGAATATATTTATAGAAAAAACTTTAATGAAGAAATTAAAAATCGCTTTGAAAATTGACCAAATGTTTGAATAGACAGCTGTAGCTTAGAAAAAGACAAACAAAAAGACATTGATAAATATCTTTTAAATTTATGAATTAAAAATTATGGAAAAAAAATATAATGTTTATATTATAAATTTTTTAACAGATAAAATAGTTGCAAGAAAATGTAAATGAGTAAAAGAAAGTTTAGCTGAAAAGATTTGAGAGAAGATATCTTTTGCTTATTGATATTGATATTGACCTATGATATTACCACAAGATAGTAAGATATGTAAAGAACTAGAAGCAATTATTTTAAAAAATAAGAAATAAAAAAATGATTGAAATAAGAAAAAAAAAGTATAATATTTATTGTAAATGTTTGATATCTAACAACATAATTTGATATATAGAAAAAAAAATATTGAAAGAGCAAGCAATAAAAATAGTAAAAAATAATATCAATAATGAAGACTTAATTTCTATAGAGGTGCGAGATAATAAAGAAGACCCCTATAGAAAAATGAAAATAAAAAAATTTAAAACATAAGATTATATTATGTCTGAAATCGTAGTAAATTGCAATACAAAAACAATACCACGAGCAACTTTGTGGGATATAATAAAAGGAAATCCGTATATAAATACAGAAGATTTTTCCTTGTATCTTTACAAAAAATGACTAATGCATTGAGGTGGATTGGATGTAGATGAATTTAAAAAACGATGAGGATATAATTGATTTAAGATAATTCATAGACCAAAAAAATAAATTTTATTATTTGATTTAAAAAAAATGAAAAAAAACAACAACTTATGATGTTTTTGATGGATAGTATTATTGTTTGTAATATGATTGATTATGTTTCTTTTTTCTTTGATTTGATGATGAGTAGAAATAGAAGAAATGAGTAACGATTACTATGAAAAAGAAATAGATAAACTAAATGCTATGGAAAAAAGTTATCAATACGATGACACCAAATACATTAACGATTTCTATAGAGAAAATAATATTAATAAAAGGTTTGAATAAAAAAAACTTGATTATTGAAATAAAAAAAATATATTATCAATAATAAATGCTCCCCAGCGTTGTTGTATGAAAAGTTGAAATAAACAACAACATTACTGAAAAAGTAGCTTACTGGGGGGCAAGCTACTTTTTAGTTTTTGTAAAAAAATATTATGCTTGATGTTGAAGAAACTAGAGATATAATGAGAGATATTTTTCTAAATACAAAAAATTTTTTATTGTTTGCAAAAGAAAAATATGAAACAATAGAAGAACTAAAAAACAAAATACATAAACATTATTCAAATGAAATCAAAAACATAGAGAAGAACTGAATACAAGATATTAATTTATGAAAAAAAATTAAATTAAATGAAAAACAAATTAAGGCATATGTAAAATCCCTAAAGTTTAATTGCTTAACTATGATACATATGGCAGAAGAACAAGGATATACTAAAACACAAGATGTTTTAGATTTAGTTGAAGAAAAAATAAAAGCATTTAATTTTTAATTTCCCCTCAGTATGAACAAATGATGATTTATTATTTCACGTACAATTTTTGAAAGCGAGGTATGGACTAAATCTCCAGAGCTTTTAAAGATACGAATTTATTTATGTTGAAAAGCAAATCATAAATGAAAAAAATATTGAGAATATATTATAAAAAGATGACAATGTTTTGTCACTCATTCTGATTTAAAACAGCAACTTACCTACAAAATAGGCTATAGAACAAAGACATATAATACCCACTACACGAAGACTCTTATGAAGCAACTTATGAAAGCTCTAATGATAACGACAACGAAAACTCCACGCTGAATTTTAGTAACAGTAGTTAACTACGACAAATACCAATCATTGGACAACTATGAAAACTCCAATGAAAACTCCAATGAAAACTCCAATGAAAACTTTACGAAGGTTACACCCATTAACAAGAATGACAAGAATGAAAAAGAAAAGAAAAAAAAGAAAAATCCCGCTCTAAAAAAAAATTCCTCTTGAAATGCAGAAGAAAAAAAACAAAATAGATTGGGCGACGCCGACAAAAACCAAGAAACCATAGGTATTATGAGTGATTACGCAAAAAACAATCCAGACAAAGCAAGTGCATATGTGATGTGAGTTTTCTTGAGACTGTGATGGATACCAGCTAAAACAGAGACTCCAGAAAAATTTATTAAGTGGTTTGATACTGTGTTGATAGCAACAGAAAGGACACACAAGGATAAAAACTTAAAGCCACTACTTGATGAATTTGAAAAGTATTGGAAAGCACAAGTTCTTACTTGAGTCGTTGAACAAAAAGACCGAAAGTCTACGCTAAGAAACCGTCTAGCAAAAAACCGATAAAAAATTTTATATCAAAAAAAATAATTCCTATGGATGAAAATAAAAAATTCTTAGAGTTCCTACAAGGCAGTGAATGACTAGAAATAAATAATTTAAGAAGCCTTGTAAGTTACGAAAAATCTAAAGGAAAAAACAATATTTATTTTTGTTGATGAGTAAAGAAATGAATTGATGATAGGTGTTCTGATGATGACATCGCAAAGAAAAAATATTTTTGTGTCGATATTGATGTTAGGCTCATGCATTATGAGATGACAGAGGAGGTAGAACCTATAGTGTTAGACCAATCCGAGTTACAAGAAAAATATGCAGAGATAGTTGAAATATTAGATAAGAATTGACTTTGAGATTATTGTGCTTTAGTTGACAGTTGAAACTGATTGCATGTGTATTACGCTTGAGAGGAGAGGAGTTTTGATAAGGAGTCTTATTCATTATGAATTGAATACATATTCAAAAAAATAGATGCCTTAATTGCTTCCACATGATATGCAACAGACCACGCTTGCAAAAACATATCAAGGATAACTAGAATGCCATGAAGTATGAACCCTAGAAAAAAAATAAGAAAGAAAAAGGTCTTATGGGACTTATGACCAATTGAATGTAAGATGCTCTATTTTGAAGAAAAAAAATCAAAGGTGTTCTCAGCTATAGAAAAATACGCAGAAAAAAATAAAAAAGAAATTGAGAAAGAAAAAAACGATAGAAAAAAAGTTAAAGAAATTATAAAAAAAGATTACAAAAAAGATTATGAAAAAACAAGTGGTGTTTGGGAAGCGATAAACAGCATACCAGCAAATATAATAGCAGAAGAGGTTCGAGATGTTAGGACTGTTGATAAATGACTAGATAATACAGCTCTCCACGAATGACACAAAAATATGGGGGCATACCGATGGAAGCCAAACAATATAATTGTAAACACTTGAAGCTCACTAATCAAAACAGATAAAAGTTATTTCACTCCTTATGAAATAATCTATTATGAGGTTGCATGACAAGATAAAAAGAAGACAATAGAATATTTTAAAGAAAAACATTGAATACACTTTGACGACCTTGAAGAAAAAAAACAGAAAGAAAAAAAAGAAATAGCGAAAAAAGAAGTTGAAGAAAATTTTTTGCATATATCATACAAAGATAAACTTGATAGGGCATTTGAAGAGATAAAGAAAACAGACCCAAAAAAAATTATAAAGCGATGATGGGATGAACGAGATGAAACACTCTGATGAATATACAAGGGAAAGATATATACCGTTTGAGCAGAAACATGATGTGGAAAAACTACATTTGTAAATGCAGTTGTTAGTAATGTGGCAAAGCAATGACGAAATGTTATAAGATATTCTTTGGAAGATAGAATAGAAGACCAATGAAAAGAGGAGTTATACGATATGGTAAACATATTGAGAAAGGCTGATAATTATAGGTCTTATTCTTGGGTAAAATTTGTAAACAACGAGTATAATGATGATGCGTTTTGGACATATATGAGAAGGGCAAAAGAGATATTGCAAAAGCTAGAAGTAACAGAGCTTGAGAAAAAGAAATCGGTGACCATAGATAATCTTATTGAGTTAATGGAGAGGGCTTGCGATAATTGAGCAGATATGTTTGTTATAGACCACTTGCATTACTTCCATATGAACGATAAGGAAAGACACGATTTGCAAATACAAAATGCGATGCACCAAATAAACGAGATATGAAGAAAAAGAAATGTAGCGATATTTCTAGTTGCTCATTATAGAAACTGGACTAATCAAGGAAATAAAGGTAATGATGATATACCAAGTCCATCTCGATTTAAGGATTGAGCTGCGATAAAACAAGTTTCAAACATTATAATCCAAATAACTAGAGATATAGAGGATATGACTATATTTCATATAACTAAACTTAGATGAAGGATATATTGAGATAGAAGATTTGCAAGTGAGTTTGATAAAAATACTTGAGAGTTTTGATTCTCTGTTTCAGAAACACAAAGGAGGGCAAATGAATGATTTAATTCTATTTAATTTTATTTTTTAATACAATCGTTATGTACTTCACAGAAAGTTTTGCTTATAAAAGCAAAGATGATTACGAAAAAAAAATTGATAGCTTGAGAAAAAAATATGGTTGATACTACAACACAGAGATTGCAGAGGAGAGAAAAAATTGAAACGTTGCAACCGTAACTATCAACAAGGTAGACTCTCCAACAAACATATCAAATAAGAAATAGTTTATTAGTTAATTTCAACAATCATGAATAAAAATATAGTTCGCTATACAGAAGAAAAATGAAACGCTTTGTTTGCTTGAAAAGATTATGTTGTATGAGAATATATTGAAAGTAACTCTTATTATTTTTCCAAATACAATGAGGAGGATAGTCTTACTGCTGATGAGAAATCAAAATTATTCTACATAAATTGAAGATATGTTTGAGTGTATGAAAACGCAAGATATATAAATCACAGTAAAACCCCAAATGCAATGGTGTATCAAGAAAAAGAAACTTGACCATTGCTTATAGTGGCAACAGAGCCAATTAAAAAATGAACGGAAATTACAATAAATTATTGAGAAGAAAACATCAACTTCATAATAAATGAAAAATCTCTTGAAATTGATATATAAATTTGTATAATTGGTTACAAATAAGAAAAAAATTAAATCTTTAATTAAAAACATATAATGATGATAAAAAATTTAACATGACATCCAATAACTGTATTCTTAAAAGACTGAGAAAAAAAGACAATTCAACCATTAATGTGAATGAGATTACAATTGGTACAACAAAAGGAAAGTATTTGAACTATTGATTGAATACCAGTGACTGAAACAAAATACAAAATAGATGAGTCTGTTCTTGATTTTTTTGCACCAAAGAAAAAGTGAGTAATTTATATAGTATCCTTGGTAGTAGCACAAACAGTGAGAAGAGATGATTTCTATATTGTATCTGGTAAAATAAAATCACAAGAGACAAATAAAATAATTGGATGCTCTTGAATCAGTCCAAATCCATATCTTTAATTTTTAAAAACACATAAAATGAAATTTAGTTTAGAAGAGTTTAACCCAACTATTGATGAACTTAGAAAGATTTCAGATGAATATGGAAAGCTAGAAATAAAATGAGTAGATGATAAAGAATGATATGAACAAGTTAAATTAGCGACAAAAGACCTTCAAAAGAAAAGATTGTACATATCAAACACATTGAAGGATTACCGTGCAGAAGCTATAAGTTTTCAAAAAAAAGTTATAGAACAAGAAAAAAAATTATTATGAATAATACAACCATTAGAAAAAAAACTCATTTCTGAATATAAAAGGATTGATGAACAAAAAGAAATCGAGAAAAGGAAAAAATGACTACCTAAACGCAAGGAGTTGATGGAGGAAAAATGAGTCACAGCTTCAGACGATTTCATATTAGCAATGGACTTCGATAGGTTTAATGCGTGGCTCTTAGAAGAAGAAAAGAGATTGTTTGAACTGGAAAAAGAAAAGATAGAAAAAGAGAAGGAGGAAATGAGAAAAGAAAAGGAAAGAATAGAACAGGAAAAAGAGAGAGAGAAGATAAAGAAAGATGCAGAAAAGAGAGCTAAAGAAGAGGCAAAAAAAGAAGCAGAAAAAGAAAAGGAACAAGCTGTAGAGATGGCAAGAAAGGAAGCAGAAAAAAAAGCAACCAAAGAAGCAGAGGAAAGAGCTAGAGAGGCAGATAAAAAAAGAAGAGAAAAGGAGAAAAAAGAAAGAGAAAAAAAAGATAAGGAGAACGCAGAGAAAGTAAAATCTCTTATAGACCTATGATTTAGGCATACATGAATAGCTTTGGTGATGGATGATTTTGAGGTATCTATTTCAGAAATAGAAAAATCTACAAAAGCTACATTCCAAAACGATATATTCATGCCAATAATGAGAAAGTTACATGAAATAGAAGAGAAAAGAAAAGAAGAAGATAGAAAAAGAAAAGAAAAGGAAGAGAAACTTGCAAAGGTTATGAATGATTGGCTAGTGAGTAATGACTACAATGAAGAGGAGTGTATAATTAAAGCAGAATGAAATAAAAGAATCATGTATAGAGTAGTTTCTACCTTTATATTAGAGGATGACGAAGAACAGGAGTCTTTTGATGACATACGAAAAAATTCACAAGAGGAAAAGGAAGACGACTTACTTTCATGATTTACTAAATAAACTTTAATATTTAATCATATTATTATGCGAGTTAAAGCTGACTTTTGAATTATAAACCTTGATAATATATCAAGTGTGCATGTGGAGAAAGAATGAAAAAGTGTTTTATTTATCACCCCTGCATGAACTGTTTGATGAAGCATACAAACTGGAAACGATGAAGCATCAATGAAAGTCGTAAATGCAGTTTATGATTTGATGCCAGATTGAATTGAATTTAAGATGTGAAAGTCTTGATATCAAGTAAGCAAGAAAAAGAAAACAAAAAACACCAACAAAACAGCAACAAAAAATAAATCTAAATAAATTTTATATTATATACTACTACTATGTCCTATCTTGATGACAATCGTTGATTTATTACAGCGAGCAAATTAAAGTATTTTTTATCTTTTTGACCAGAGGCGTATTATTTAAAATACGAAAAAGAAATACCTTCTACTCATGAGTGAGAAAAAGATTATTTCAAACTTGGTACGGCTTTTGATGACCTATTGAGTTATGGTGCTGATGAGTTCTTTAAAAAGTATGCAATCAAAGAAGAGAAACTATTAAAGGATGACATAAAGAAAAAGCTAGATGAAAAATGAATTGAATATTCTAAATCAGCAAAAGTTGCAGACCTAGAAGGGCTCTACTATGGAGACGATAAACAACTTATTTCTAATTGAGACTGAAAGAAAATACTTTGAATGTACAATGAAGTAATGAGACAGCCACTAGCAGATGCTAAATGAGAGTATCAAACACAAGAAGAGGTTATTGTTAATTATAAAAACTTAAAGTTAAAATGAACATTGGATAGATATTCTAAAGAAAGAAAACTCATAAGAGATTGGAAAACCAGTGGAAATGTGAGTTATTTCGAATACAATTTAGATACTACATTTGACTATGTTCTCTCTATGGCATATTACTTTGTACTTGCTAAGGTTAGAGATTGAGTTGAATGTGATGTAATGCTTGATGTTCTTTGAACAGTACCACCATACCCTTACTATGGATATCAATTAACAAAAACACAATTGATTGAAAAGGTTGAAACAAAAATAGTGCCATGATTAGAAGCACTAATCGAATGTTATGAAAAATGTGAATGGAAAAGTGTGTATCCTATATCGTATACTACAGAAGGTAAGCATTGAGATATAATACATCATGAAGCATGAGACCCAATCAATAGAACCAAACTTATGAAATCTGGATTTTATGACCAAATAGAAGGTTGATTACAACAAGACTTTATTGTTCCTTCATTTTAGTCCTAATTATTTATTATGATATTATACTTTGATATAGAAACTGCTCCAATATATTCTTGGAGTAAGCTACCAAAAAACCTCAAAAAGATTTGGGAAGAAAGATATTGCAAAAACATTTGAGAAGTAAAACCATCTGAATGGTATTATGAAAAGGCAGGATTGTATGCTGAATATTCAAGGGTACTATGTATTACAATGTGCTTCCAGCACAAAGATAAATTTATCACAAAGACACTACATAACGATGATGAATCTGAGTTGTTAGAAGAGTTCTATGATACTATAGGAAAAAGAACTGACATAACTATGGCATGATTCAATATAAAAAATTTTGATATGCCATTCCTTTGTAAAAGATTTGTTATACAGTCAAAAAAAATACCATATCAAATAAATAATATTGGTAAAAAACCATGGGAGATTGCTGCTATAGATATAATGGAAGATTGGAAATTTGCTTGATATATGTGAGCTTCTTTAAATCTAATTTGTGAAGCATTGTGAATGGAATCTCCTAAATGATGAGATGTTGATGGTAAAAATATGTGAAAATATTATCATAGTAAAGACTTTGACATAAAAAAGGTTGTTGAATATTGTGAAAAAGATGTTGCAGCAACTAGAAAAATACACTCAATTCTTAAATATCATACCTAATCTTTATATACTTATTTATTATACTTATGAGAAAAAAAGCTATTCAAAAAACGTATGTTTCAATTAGAAACAACGAGAAAGAACGACCAGTATTCTTTATGGAATGAGAAGAATTAAAAACTATCTGATGACGTATTGTTTGAATTGATACAGAATCAAAAGAAATCATTCCTAAGTCTTGACCTAGTCAAGGTAAAAAAGTTACAGTAAAAAATCTTTTGATAGACATTGTAGATGATGATGGAGAGTTTACTTTGCAGCTTGGTCTTTATGACAGCCTATCAAGGCATGTAATGAATACGCTGGCAGGTAAAAGTCCTCTTGATTACTTAGTGTTTGATGTCTATAAAAACAAACAAGGTTATAGAGCATTAAGTATAAAAGAAAAAGATGATTTTAATGCTCCACGATGTGAATGATACCGAACTTGGGACGAACTAGGTAAGCTAGTAGGAAAAAAGATTGTTCAATGAGAGGAAAAACCAGACTATGATAAAGCTACTGACGAATGTATTGATACTCTTATACCAATCATAGAAAAGAAAATAGAAAAGGTAAGAGAAAAATACGACAATGTATTTGATTGAGAAGATAAAGAAGAAGCAGATGACAGTCTATGAGAAGATTTTGAAAAAGAAGCAGAATCTAAATCTAAAGAAGCAGAAAAGAAGGAAAGTAAAAAGTCTAAAGGTGATGAAGATGAAGACCTTCCATTCTAATTAGTTGCCAACTTTCTTGGTGGGGGCTTCTTGCCCCTACCAGAAAACATACATTTATAATTTATTGAAAAGAAAATGACTATACTACAAACCAAATGAAATGTAATGGCCAAAGAAGAGGATTATGAATTATTTAAAAATACATGACAAGTCCATGCTGATAAGATATATGATAGCAAGTATTGGAAAGATATGTGATTGAGTATGTTGATGTCAAATTCAACTTACTACAAGAAAAAATACTGACTCAAAACAGTTAGAACATTGGATAAAAGAAAATGAATTTTAGGTAAAGACTTAAAAGACTTTTTAGATAAAAAGATGGGTTTAGATTAAAACCACTTTCTACATTAAGTAATACACGTGATTATGTTTTAAAAAGATTAGTAAAGTCTATAGGCTCAAGGAATTGATGCTTCTTAGATTTCTATGCTGACAGAATAAAGGACATAGAAGTGGTGATAGAACGTGGTTGATTTGTTTCTAAAAAGTTTATATTAAATATGTTCTCTGATACGCCGATAAAAAATAAGGCATATTCAATCTTGATTTCAACAAAGATTTTTTATTCTCCATTGTTTGTAAAATGAGTATTTAAAGAGAATTCAAAGGAGTTGCTAGACGCATATAGATTATCACACAAATACAAAGGAGGATTATATATGAATAACGAAAAAATAGGTATTGGTTTCCAAATATGGTTGATTCTTTGACTGAGAAATGAACCTACACACATTAAAAGTATAAAAAAATCATTAAGTCTCCGTTGAATCAACTTTTCTGAAGCATTAATAGAAAAGCATGCAAGAAAATCAGATATGATAACAGAATTATGATTATGATATTTTAGAGCAACACTTCCAAAAAAAAATGCAAAGAGAAAAAATAGAAAAGTATCCTCAGCATTGGCAAAACCGAGAAGATAGTAGGTGATTAAAGAGATGAGATATGAAAAGAAGAAATCACATCTGTGAGCATGAATGATGTCTTAGGGTTGCTAGTGCTATACATCACATAATAACTTCATGTAGGTGAAAGAAGGATGATAGCTCAGACAACATCATTGCTCTTTGTGAATATCATCATGACCTAATACATAAGTTTAATACTTTTGATAATAGGCAAATATATTTAGACACAGTCAGTAAGATAATTTTAAAAGTTAAAAATAGAAAAAATGATAAATTACATAGCAAAGAAAACTTCGAAATACAAGGCAAAAAAAATAAATGTTGATTGAATTGATTTCGACTCTAAAGCTGAATCATTGTATTATATCCATTGTAAAGAAATGAAAAAGAATGGAGTAATAGAAGACTTCAAGCTACAGCCGAAGTTCTTGTTGCAGGAGAAGTTTGAAAAGGATGGCAAAAATCACAGAGCTATAAATTATATTGCAGACTTCTTGCTTAAATATCCTTCTTGAGAAATAAAAGTAATAGATGTAAAGTGAATGCCGACTCAGATGGCTAAAATAAAAAGAAAGATGTTTGATTATAAATATAGAAATATCACCTTATCTTGGGTTGTGTTGTATAAATGAGAATTTTATAGTTATGAAGAAAATGAGAAAAGAAAAAGAAATAATAGAAAAAACAAATAAATAATAGTTTTTTACAAAAAAGACTTGAAATTTAATATTAAATCAGTATAGTGTTAATTAAATGATTTATATGATAATTATTTTGTTATGTTAATTGAGCAAGTAAAAGAAAAGATGAAAGAGTGTAGTGTCGAATCACTTGCAGAATTTTTAGAGATTCATCCTCAAACTATTTATACTTGGAAATGAGAAATACCTAAAAAATATCAAAAAAGAATAAAAGATTTTTTTGCGAACTACGCAGAAAAAACAAACAGGTGGATTTGAGAATAAAATTAAATATTTGTTTTATAATTTATCTTATTATAATGAAAACACAAAAGGAAAGGGTTTTAAATCTTTTACAAAAGAAAAGAAGAAAATGAGTTTGAGCTCATCAGTTTGCTATGAAGTATGGTATTTTAAGATATGGTGCGTGCATACACACTCTAAGAAAAGAATGATACACCATAATCATGAAAGAGAAAAGAGTAAAAAAGTGAGGTAGCATTCAAAGACAAACAACATATTTCTTAGTGTAATAGTTCTTGTACTTTTTATTTTATATTTTTTATTATGAAAATTAAAAAATTATTATTAAAGATAATAAAACCAAAGTTCGCAATACCAATATCAATGTGTATGATATTCTTGGCCATATGAATGCAAGTGCCATCAATGATACATAAATATCAAATCAAAAAGCATGAAAATCTAATACAAGAATTAAAATGATATGAAAACGAATTAAAACTAAAACGAGAAAAGCAAGAGGCTATAATAACTTGAGCAAAAGCAATTCAACATAATATACATGATGAAGCAAATGAAACTAGAGATGTAATGCAAAAGATGTGTGAAAATCTTTGTAAACTAGATGAGGAATATTGCAAGAAGAATGAGCTTTGTTGAGAAAAAGAAAAGAAAATAGTAAAAGTAATAGAAAAGAAACCGTTAGTTAGAACCTATGAAAATATTGTTATACACCACACAGCAACTCGTACTGATTTAACACTAGATGAGATGGAAAGAAGTATGTTTAGAACACATGGTTCTGTACCAACTCACTATATTATATGAAAGGATTGACAATTCAAAAAAACTCGTCCACTATGGGAAGCAGTGACTGCAACAAGAAATCAAGAATACAATCGAAATGGCATTCATATGGAGGTTATGTGAAATTTTAATAAGCATGAACCAACGAAAGAACAAATACAAGTTATTAAGTATTTGATATCAGAATTATATGAAGATTACGGAAAAATACCTATAATATGACACAATGAAGTTCCTTGAAGTCCTACTGCATGTCCTTGAAAACTCTTCCCAATGGAAGAAATAAGAGGGATAAAAAAAATAGATTGAGTTACATATCTAGGAGAGTATAATGTTAGTCGTTACTACTCACCATTCACTAATCAAAGTAAATATTACCCTAGGACTCAAAAATTTGACATAGATTGCAATATTATTGATTGAGAATTTAACACTCAAACAGGCTCTTATAGGTCTGATAGATGTATGAATACTCAAGGTAGCATATCTCATTGAGCTTGAGGTGAATTAACAGAAGATATGGTTGAAAAGGTAGTAGCTTGTCCTAAAGAAATCCAATTAGGTGCAAAGTTATTATTGGTCTCAAATCATAAGGAATTTGAAGTCACATGTAGGGATAGAGGTTGAGCAATTAAAGACAAAAGATTAGACCTACGAATGTGATTTTGAGAGTCTGCCCTTGATAGAATTTTATATGATAATTCTACTGCGGGAGTATTTGAGGTTTATCTTCTTAATTAAACCATGACTTGATTAGTCGAATTATTATCGTGAATTATTTTATCTACTGGATTCATGATGTCTCCAGTAACTGGTTATCAAGACCAAGTGCAAAACTATTTGCTTACAGAGAATTATATTGAACGAACAGACAAATTACAATGAATTAGATATGCAAGATGATGAGACCTCAGATGAAGATATACAGATTGTTGATGACTTTTTGTGAGGTTTTGAATAAATAACTGATTATGGGATGATGACTTTTGAAGTCACAACAATTCTTTCAAGATTTGGAAGAAATGAAATGTCAAAAAAGATTTTGACGAAGTGGGAAGATGAGACTTTCTCTTTTTTGATAGCAAGAACGGCTATCATATTGCAATGGCAACTACATGATTTGATTGAAGATATCTATGAATAATAGACTTTGTTCGTTGAGATAGTCCAGAAATCAGAGATATAAGATTGTACAGATGTAGATGATGGTTCAATAATTCTTATTGCTATAGGACAAAAAAATGAACTCGAAGAGTTTATGCTGCTACCAATTGATTTGTAGAAGTTGCTAAAGAGAAAGATATCGTCTTAGACGAAACAAAAGAAATTTTAAATATATTATCTAAGAAACAGCATGAAATGAGAATTGAAGATATTAAAAATAGCACTGTTGATACTATTGTTCGTGGTTTTCTCTTTCGTGATATTAATAAAATATAGCCATACGAACTGATGAAAGTTTTGTGGGGAATGAGAAATTC